GTAGGATTATACGGAATTCCGAGAGTAATTCGTTTCCACCATTCGACAAACGTACATTCTGGTACTTGGTCGGGATGATTTAGACAATCCGTAATTACTTTTTTATGGCGGGCACTTACATTGCGCTTCAGCCGTTCGACATCTTGTTCCAAACGACTACATTTTAACGAGAGTTCTTGAACAAACCGAAACAATTCTTTCTGAGTAGGCAATTTACCGCCGTAGTCGTCCATTTCTTTTTCAGGGTTACGTCGATAATTGTAAAAATATTCACAGCAAGCCAAATGTTTTTCGAAATCTTTTTTATATTTCCAAGTGTTATTACAGTATTTACAATAGATATCCGACATTCAATTTTATGTTTTTTTGGTGGTTATACTATAAGTATATTTTTGTGTTGTTTTCGCGAAAAAAGAACCCATAATTAAATCGTATATCAACTATATATGAACTATACATCCACACAAAACGGCAACTTTAAAACACCCCTCTCCATGAATGACCTAAACCCTACCATGATACACAACTCCACTGCCAATATCCAAATGACCAACAACCGCAAAATCGATCCGGAGATATTGAATCGAATTCGAGAGTTGGCGCCGGTGGAGGATATCGCTCCGCCGAGTCAACCGAAAAATCCATTTCGCGCCAAAACGGGGTTGATGTTTCGCGATATTTTAGGTCGCGCGGACAACAATCGTAGTTGTTCTAGTTGCGGAAACAAAAAATAATTCGACGAATCAGCATAATATCGTATAAAATCCATAAAATATATAACCTATTATTATAAATGACGAGTTATAATAGTAAAACGATGTTTTTAGAACCAGAAGTGAAACAATACGGGAGTCATATGGTAATGACCAACGTTTCACGCAATTCGAAACGCAAATTCATCAACATTGATTCCAAATACCGCGACGAATATGGCGCCAAATATTTGGATACCTACCAAACCTACAATACCAACTATCCGGCGAATTTCAATATCACACTGCCCGAACGTATCAACGATGTGAAAAGTATTATCGTGTGTAATGCCGAAATACCCATGTCGTTTTATAACATTTCCGGTACTCTCGGAAACAACTATTTCAAAATCATCAACGGGAGTTCGTTTGTCATGATTCAAGTGCCCAGTGGCGAATATACTCCCGACACACTCGTTACTGCCATCAACGCCAAAATAAACGCCAGTGGTGTTGCGTTTGCCAACCGAATTGTGTGTAGTATCTCTGGAAATCGCACGACATTCACAACCGCAAGCGATGCATTTATCATCGAATTCGATGTCGATGAAACCGGGAGTGCCGACCCATACCATTTCAAAGACAAACTCGGATGGTTGCTCGGATTCCGCAAACAATCGTACAATATTCCCTCTTCAACCACCACTACCAGTTCCGAAAATGTCGTCGATATAAACACGATTCGTTATTTGTATTTGGTGTTGGATGAATATACCAAAGGAAACCAGAATTCCTTTATTTCACCGATGCGCGAATCTCTTATCCGCAAAAACATCATCGCGAAAATCACCCTCAATAAAACGGTGTTTCGGTTTGGCGACATTTTGCCCGCGAACAATGTAAATGGATATTTATTGACCGACCGACGCAATTTCACAGGGAAGGTGGATTTACAGAAACTAAACGTTCAATTGGTAGACGAGACCGGAACACCGGTAGACTTGAATGGGTTGGATTTTTCGTTTTGTCTCGAGGTAGAACACGAATAAACACTCTCGAAATATCCCATTTTTTGTGGAGACTACACATTCTTTGTGGCGATTACACATTTTTTGTGGCTAAATACATATTTACACAGCCGTATATTTTGATGACGGAATATCCGATTTCGGTGCGGATATAAGTGAATAAAGCGGTATTTGTATCGATATTCGATTCAAATACAATGGGTGGAAATCCGGATGCTTCCAGCGTTTTGCGGGCGCCTTTCAAGACAAACAATTCGTTTTCTTCGACATCCATTTTAATAAACCCCACATTGGTGAACCCAAAACTATCGAGAGTCCGTATTTCGATGGTTTCGGTATTGAGAACCGTATCTGCCGTTTGGTGAATAGTCGACCCTCCACCATCCCGACTGACAATATTCAGTGTCTGTTTTCCGACTTGTGCTTCGGAGCCTAACCCGACATTACAACAGGTAATATTATGAATATCCGAGAGTGCTACACCGCCACATAAGGCGTAATAGGTCGCGCGTTGCGGTTCGAAACTATACACTTCGCCACAATATTCGGCCAGAGAAATAGAATAGGTGCCAGTATGTGCGCCTATATCTAAGAAAATCCGGTCTTTTTTACAAAACTGTTTACACCATTCAATCAATTGACTCTCGAATAATCCTAGTTTGGAATAATAATCGATGTTGATTTCTGGTAGTAGAAACACTTTTCGGCGATTCAAATAGACGATTTGGTTGTCTTCGTTTTGATCGATAGGTGCTTGTCGGTTTTTCGAGAGTAAAAAATAGGAAGTGGACATTGTCGGATGGTAGGTTGTATTCTTTATTGTGTATATAGTTTGGAATAAAAAAAGCGCGTAAAACAAACATATAGTGAAATTGAAAAATATATAAACAGATACTCTCGAAATTACACATACTAACTCCCATTATCGATGATTATCCCATTGGTATCTCCGAAATCGGTGCGTTTGCCAGAGAAAAATACAGACGAGATTCATTTGTTTCTACAATTTTATGTGGATGCCAATCCCGAACGTCAGTTTGAAATCGTAAAGTGTCTCCATAAAAACATCCAAAATCCATACATTACCAAAATCCATTTGTTAAATGAGCGAATCTATAAAAACAAAGAAATCGGATGTACATCCAAAAAACTGATTCAGACGAATATCGGGGGTCGATTAAAATACCGCGACATTTTACAATATGTCGCCGACAACAATATACGTGGATATATTGTAATTGCCAATTCGGATATTTTATTTGATTCGACTCTCGAAAATCTATTGTATAGTGACATCCATCTCCAGAAAAAAATGTATGCGCAACTGCGATATGAATACAATTCCATCGACCCTACCCAGTCACGTATTTATGGTCCACGATTCGATTCACAGGACGTGTGGATATTCCATACGAATTTTGGATTATGTCCGAAACAACGCAAAATGTTTGCGTTTCCGATGGGCAAACCGGGATGCGATAACAAACTGATTTACTTGTTTCGTATCATGGGATTCGAAATATTGAATGACCCAGCGTTTATCAAAACATATCATTATCATACGAGCGGACAACGCAATTATACACAAAAAGAAACAATACCTCAACCGTGGTGTACGGTGTTGCCTGCAGGATATTCCATTGAAGAAATGCCACAGGACCAGTTTATTCGAATAAACCAATACTATCGCGAAACCATTGGTTCATCCATCAAACCCCCGCAATATTCAGACAACGCTTTGTTGTATTCGTATATACTCTCGAGTTTCGAGAAAAAAAAGGCGTTTGTGATTCCGCGTATTGCTGGTATAGAGAACAATTTGGCGTGGGTAGGCAATATTATCGAAAAAACCGGCCAAGTCGAACCGGAAATATTGACCTATATCCAGAATCTTTCCCCCGTTCTCAAAAACAATGCCGGTATTTTGATCCAAGACATCAACCAGGTGATTGAATACTCTCGAAAATACCTGGGCGCGTTTAATAATTGTGAAATGTATATGGGATGGGAGAAAACGGGCAATTACTATCCGCATGTCCAACAGAGCCACGATTTTATCACAGACACCTATCGGCATCCTAGACAAATGTTGTGGGCGTTTGCTCTCGATATTTTCCATTATATTTATGATACACCGTGGACATTTGCTTTACGCGGTAAACGTATTTTGATTGTATCGGCCTTTGAAGAGAGTATTCTCGAGAAACTCCCGATTCGCGCGGAATTGTATAATGGCGTCGACCTGTTTCCGGAATGTTCGTTTATCACTATCAAACCGCCACAAACACAAGGCAGTGTCGAAACAGACCAATATTTCGGCGTCCATTTGGCGGAATTCACTCGCCGATTAGACGCCATCCGAGACGACTACGACGTAGCATTGGTTTCATGTGGAGGGTATGGTAATCTGGTATGTAATCATATTTTCGAGAGTGGTAAACCGGCCATTTATGTAGGCGGGGTATTACAAATGTATTTCGGTATATTAGGAAGCCGTTGGTTCCGTGAACGTCCCGATATTCTACGTTTGTTTATGAATGACCACTGGTCGCGACCCAAAGAGTCTGAGAAACCACCGAATTATCAAAACATAGAAGGTTCTTGTTATTGGTAACCCCCATGTTGTTCTTTATATTGTAAAAAAACAATATATAATAACAATATGAAGATATGGCGATACTATAGTATAGTCAACCTTTATTATCAAAAACACATTACGAGAAACTAGTACGATAAACCCAACATGTCTGAAACATCGATGCCATTATCCATCGATCAGCAATACGCGTTTGTAAAATTCAAGCAAAAACAAAATATCTTTGTGACGGGTCCGGGTGGAACGGGCAAAACGCGTTTTATACAACATATAGTGTCTTATATGAAACAAACGGGTGTTTCATATCAGGTGTGTGCCTTAACCGGGTGTGCGGCAGTATTATTAAATTGTGGAGCAAAAACCATTCATTCGTGGAGTGGTATTAAATTGGGAAAGGGAACATCGGAACAAATTATCGGGCGAATCTTTCGAAACAAATCCGCAATGAAATCGTGGAAGAAGACCGAAGTGTTGGTCATTGACGAAGTGAGTATGTTATCGCAAAAATATTTCGAATTACTCGACCTTATCGGTCGGACGATTCGTAAAAATTCCCGGCCATTTGGAGGCATTCAGGTAGTCTTCACCGGAGATTTTTTCCAATTACCACCCATTGATGACGCTATCGACCCCGCCTCCGCTGCATTCTGTTTCGAATCACCCAAATGGTCCGAGATTTTTCCACTCAAAAATTGTATCGAATTAACCACCTTTTTCCGACAAACCGACCCCAAATATATCGAAATACTACAACAAATCCGCCGAGGATATATCGAGGACGAAAACGTCGAACTTCTACAAAAACACATTAAACGCAATTACGACCCGGCGACAATGGGGGGTTGTGTTCCGACGAAATTGTTCCCGAAACGCGCCAAGGTGGACGCGGTAAATCATGTAATGTTTTCGCAATTGGACGAAGACGAATATGAGTATGATTATTCATC